TGTTAAGTCTAAGCCTGTACCTGCTGAGTAAATCTGAGCAGATGAAATTTGTACGAATGTGATGTTTGTAGTACCAAAAGTGATAGGACCTGAAGTGTTCATCACATAAAGTTCACCAGCACCAGTTGTACCTTCTTGTACATAGAAAGCATCACCTTCACCAAATGCATCCGGATCACTTGGGCTGTATGTGTCAGTGTCACTAGAACGTGTTAGTACCCAAGCAGTTGAACCGTCACCTACGGTTGTTACTACATAAACACCGTTTTGTGTTTGATCTGTTTGCTGGTAAATCAATACACGATCATTAGTAGATAATGTGATACCGTCAATTGATAGTGCGGCATTAGCGCCTGCGTTAGTCAATGTAGCGCCAACACCTGAAGAACCGTTGTTGTAAGTTGCATTCAAGTTTGTAGGTGATTCAACACGACATGGTGCGTGATAATGTAAGCCTGCGGCTGCGATTGTGTCTACGTATTCTTTTGTTGCTAAATCTTTAGCGGCTGTTGGGTCAGCACCGTTAACAACACGTTTTGCACCAACATCAACTACACCTGTTCCTGTAGGAGCAAGTTTGATAGAGTTATTGCCTGAGAACGCAGTGATCGTTAAGTTAGCGTTTGTTCTTCCTAGTACTTTGTCAGTTACTACGTTACCTTGAACTGTAGCATTACCTGATACTGTAACTGCACTTAATGTGCCTACTGAAGTAATATTAGGCTGTGCGGCTGTTGTTACAGTACCGGCTGTTGTTGCAGAAGAAACTGTACCAGATACATTAGCGCCTGCCACTGAGTTAGCAACTTGTGCAAAATCTACTTCACCTGTTACGTTTTGACCAGTGATTGATGTTAAGTTAGCACCATCACCTGATACGTATGTGAATACACCACCTGTACCGCTGACGTTACCTGCTGAAGCATTACCAGTAACTGATAAACTTGTTAATGTACCAACGCTTGTAATATTTGGTTGTGCGGCTGTTGTTACAGTACCGGCTGTTGAAGCACTTGTTACTGATATTGAATAAGAACCGCTCAATCTACCAGATGGTACAGTACCAGATGACAAGTTAGATGCGTTAAGTGATGTTAAGCCTGAACCTGAACCATAGAATGCACCTGTATCTGCAATCACGTTAGCGGCTGTTGCGTTACCTGTTACATCAAGTGATGACAATGAACCAACACTTGTAATATTTGGTTGAGCCGCTGTGTATACTGTACCTGCGACTAGTGCGTTTGCTACTTGTCCAGAAACATTAGCACCTGCTACTGAGTTAGCGACTTGTGCAAAATCGACTTCGCCTGTTACGTTTTGACCAGTGATTGATGTTAAGTTAGCACCATCACCTGATACGTATGTAAACACACCACCTGTACCGCTCACGTTACCAGCACCTACGTTACCGGTCACAGAGAGTGATGATAGAGTACCTACTGATGTGATGTTAGGCTGTGCGTTCGTGTACACAGTTCCTGCTACTAGTGCATTACCTACTTGTCCAGAAACATTAGCCCCTGCTACTGCGTTTGCAGTTGCCGCAAATGCGACTTGACCTGTGACATTAGCACCTGTTAGTGCTGTTAGAGCAGAACCATTACCACTTACAGATGTGAAATCACCTGCTGTAGCACTTACGTTACCTGCTGAAACATTACCTGTAACTGATAGACTTGTTAATGTACCAACACTTGTGATGTTAGGTTGAGCGGCTGTTGTTACTGTACCAGCAGTTGTTGCACTTGATACAGTACCGGTTACATTAGCACCTACTACGTTAGATAATCCACCTGCATCACCTGTAAATACACCTGTATTAGCAGTGATATTTGTAGCAGTGATATTACCATTCACTCCTAAACCAGTAAGTGTACCTACTGATGTGATATTTGGTTGTGCGGCTGTTGTTACTGTACCAGCAGTTGTTGCACTTGATACAGTACCAGAAACGTTAGCGCCTGCTACTGAGTTAGCGACTGCGGCAAATCCAACTTCACCTGATACGTTTGCGCCAGCAACTGCGTTTGCTGTGGCTGCAAATGAAACTTCACCCGAGACGTTAGCGCCTGCTACTGCATTCGCTGTATTTGCAAATGCAACTTCACCTGATACGTTCGCACCTGCTACTGCGTTTGCAGTTGCGGCGAATGATACTTCACCAGTTACGTTAGCGCCAGTGAGTGCTGTTAGAGCAGAACCGTTACCACTTACAGATGTGAAATCACCTGCTGTAGCACTTACGTTACCTGCACCCACGTTACCTGTTACATCCAATGATGTAAGAGTACCGACACTTGTTACATTGGGCTGAGCCGCTGTAGTTAATGTACCACCTAATGTAGTACCTGAAACGTCAGTAGCACTTACATTGCCTGCACCTACGTTACCTGTAACATCAAGTGATGTCAATGTGCCTAAAGAAGTAACGTTTGGTTGATCTGCTGTAGTTAATGTACCTGTCAGTAATGTTGCAGAAACGTTTGTAACTGCTAATATGTTAGTGCTTGAATCGAACGTAAAGTTAGGACTTGCACCAAAATCACTGTCATCATTATACTGGACTTGAGTATTTGAACCAGCTGGTTGTTGCATGTCTAATGGCGCGCCATTAGCATAATAGTAATTGTCTGTTTTGATACCGCCTACTGTAGCGTTACCTGTTACGTTCAAGTAACCTGATGTTGCGACACCTTCTGCATTGTCTGTAGTTTCGATCAAGAAAATATTTGATTTACCTGAAGAACCAAATGTTAATGCAGTGGCTGAATTATCGTTTAGATCCCATTGTACGTCTGCTTCAATAGAACCGATATTACCCTGTTGAACATAGAGAGCATAGTTTTGAACGCCTGAGCCGCCGGCTGATCCTAAAACACCGATGTTGTAACCACCAGAGTGTGTTTCAGCAGATACACCACGTACACCTACTGCGGCACCTGAGTCTGCTGAGTTAGCGACTACTGCGATACCTTTAACACCAGTACCCCTAGTGTTTCCTGTAGTAGAACCTACACCTAATACACCGATACCTGTATTTGCATCATTTGCACTATTACCGATCGCTTCACCGACTACACCGATCCAATCAGTAGACCCTTGACCTGTATTTCCGTAAGCAGAAACGATCTTGCCATCAAAATCACCGAATGAACCATCTGCTACTAGTATTGAAGATAATGTACCGACGCTTGTAATATTTGGTTGTGCGTTAGTAGTTACTGTATCTGCTGTTCCTGCACTATCAGCATATGTTGCATTAGCAACTGTTCCGCTTACGTTAGCACCTGCTACTGCGTTTGCTGTTGCCGCAAATGAGACTTCACCTGAGACATTAGAACCAGCTACTGCGTTTGCAGTTGCGGCAAATGATACTTCTCCAGAAACATTAGAACCGGCTACTGCGTTTGCTGTGGCTGCGAATGAAACTTCGCCAGAAACGTTACTACCGGCTACTGCATTTGCCGTTGCCGCATAAGCAACTTCACCTGATACGTTCGCACCATCAACAGAATATGCTACGTTTGCAATGTTAGCAGTGCCAGAATATGTTGCAAAGTTTGCGTTAGCAACTGTACCTGTTACGTTGGCGCCAGTGATAGATGAAAGAGATGCGCCGTTACCAAGAAACATTTCAGCACGTACATTACCTAACGTGTTGAATGTGATCACATCACTGTTTACAGTAACATCGCTACCGAATGAAAACTCTGCGTTAGAGTTGTCCCAGCCCATGAATGCTTGTAATGCGCCACCTGAGTAATAATTAAGAACAGTACCGCGATCTTTACCATCATTAGAAGTTAGAGGGGCTCCGTTAGGACCTGTACCTAACTGAATCAATGGATCTTCTACAGAAAGATCATCAACATTGATGTATGTTAAATTACCGTTGACTGCTAAATTACCGTTAATTACTGCATCGTTTGTGATAGATAACGTATCGCCTGATAGCACACCACCGGTTGAGATGTTGCCTGCAACTGCATTACCAGTAATATTTAGGGTAGAAGCTGATAAATCAGTTGCAGAAGCGTTACCGTTTACTACTAATCCTGTTAAAGTACCAACGCTTGTGATATTTGTTTGTGCGGCTGTAGTCAGTGATCCTGCTAGGGTAGTTGCAGAAATAGCACCAATTACAGTCAGCGTATTAGTATCAGTATCAAAAGTAAAGTTAGAAGTAGCTCCAAAATCGCCGTTATTATTATATTGTATTTGCGTGTTTGCACCAGCGGGTTCTTGTAAATCCCAAGCGGCTCCGTTAGCATACAATAAGTTGTCAGTAAGAACTCTAGTTGCCGCTACGTTGCCAGTAATAGTTAATACCGAACTGTCTTTATCAAAGATAAAATTACTATTACCTGCAAGGGCCCCGTCATTATTAAACATGACTTGAGTGTTTGAGCCACCTACTGTTGGAAACGATTCTACATTACCTGAACTATTCTTTACTGATAGTACGTCAGAATCGCTTAAGAAAATAGTACCCTTACCCGCTGCCGGAGTAGGTACTGAATTTGCCGCATTTTGTTTTAAAATTAACATGTTAAGTCTACCCTATATTATGATACTTTCTGCTCACGCATATGTTGTATTTATTATTTTTTTAAAAAGACTGCTATAAATCTCATGAAACTTGCTCATTAGTATCGAAATAATACCAGCCTGTACCGTCGCCGTATGCAGGCTTGTTGACACCGGTAATAAAAATAATTCCACCTGCAACACTATCTGGTAAAGCATTATTAGCATACTGTCCTGTACGCATTATTCCATTAGCATATAACACTCTAGTTTCTGTGTTGAATGTAAGTTTGTCACTTGCACCCAATACGTCATCTGACCCATTATTAAACTGAATTTGATTTTGTGATCCACCAACTACCGGGCCATCACCGCTGACATCTACTAAGATACCGTCAACAGTTAATGACCCGTCAATCGTGATCGGGAAACCAAATAAACCTTGATAGTTTTCGGGGATGGTCTCATCGGTACCTGTACCGATGAGAGTGGGCATAGGGGATATAGAGGAAGATAAGTCATCAAACGAAAGATTGCCTAAGCCATCTGTAGTTATGACTTGACCGTTGGTGCCACCGGTAATGGTTACATTACCTATAGGTCCTAGATTAGAAATTCCTTCAACGGTTAGAGATGGCGTTGTTAAGCCATTTTTTACTCTAAAGTCTTTATATGCCACGGTTCCATTTTCCCCAATGTCAAACTAATTGACTTTTATTTTAAATTGTAAGTTATGTTAAAATGTATGCTGTCACCACATTCAACACAACGTTTGCACTATTTGTAGTAGCATAAACTGTTACGTTTCCTGATACTCCATTAATATTACTTGATAATTCTACAATATCTGCTGATGTATTAGAACAGACAGAACCATAAATTGTGATATATGAATCTGATCCATCATGTACTAATAAACATTCAACAGACTGATACCCATCGTCTCCTGATGTAGAGAAGACATATTTTGCTGTTCTGTAAGTGCTAGGATCAAACTCATCAACAACTGTATTAGTTGTTACTGAGACGTTAGAACGTTGTGTTCCTAATGATACTGCTTTTACTTGTCCTGTTGTTGTTACAGATGTTAGTGTACCAACACTTGTAATGTTAGGTTGTGCGTTAGTGTAAACTGTTCCGGCTACTGCCGCATTGCCTACTTGACCTGAAACATTGCTACCTGCAACGTTATTAGCAGTCGTTGCAAATGAGACTGCACCTGATACGTTAGAACCTGATACTGAGTTTGCAACTGCCGCATAGCTTACTTCACCGGTTACGTTAGCACCTGTTAGTGATGATAAGGCTGAGCCATCACCATAAAAACCACCAGTTGAAACAACGATGTTGCCGTTAATTGCTAAGTTGTTTGTAGAACTGTTGAATGTAAAGTTTGAGCTAGCACCAAAGTCGTCATTGCTGTTAAATTGAACTTCTGTGTTGCTACCTGCGGCTTCTTGTAAGTCCCAGGGATTGCCGTTTGCATAATATAAGTTATCAGTTTTAACACCGCCTGCTGTCACGTTACCTGTTACAGATAGTGATGATAGTGTACCAACACTTGTGATATTAGGTTGTGCGGCTGTTGATAAAGTACCGCTTAAAGTTGTAGCAGATACTTCATTTGTAGCACTGATGTTATTAGCACTTGCGTTACCTGTTACTGCCAGCGATGTTAATGTACCTACGCTTGTGATGTTTGGCTGTGATGCAGTTGTTAATGAACCTGCAACTGTAGTAAAGCTACCGGCTGTCGCTGAGACATTTCCTGCACCAACATTACCTGTAACGTCTAATGAACCTAATGTGCCAACACTTGTTAAACTTGATGTTGTGATGTTTGAAGAAAGTGTTGAGCCAGTTAAGTTAGCGGCGTTGGCTGCGATTGCTACGTTAGCAGCCGCTGTCAATTGACCTTGTGCGTTAACAGTAAATGTAGCAACTGCATCACCTGAGCCATATGCTTGTGCTGTTACAGTTGTGTTGCTGATTGAAAATTCAGTACCGTTTAATGTTAAGCCAGTTCCTGCTGTGTATGTACCAGCACCAGAGAACTGTGTAAATGTAATGTCTGTTGAACCAACAGTTACAGGAGCGTCAGTTGTACATACCCAACCTGTATCTGCATATGTGCTACCTGTTTCAACGAACACGAATGCGCCAGGAATTTCTGATCCGGGGGCGCCGTCAAAGTCAGTTGCACGTGTCAATACGAATGCAGTACCTGCGTCACCTACTGTAGTAACTACATAGATACCATTATAAGGAGCATTACCGCCTGTTTCGTCTTTAACAAGAATACGATCATCAGCACTTGGTGTTGATCCATCAACACTTAATGCACCGTTAGAAGAAGCAGTAATAGTTGCTCCTACGCCTGATGAGCCGTTATTATATGTGTAAGATGGTAAAGCAGAAGCAGTTGCTAAAACAACAGATCCTTTAGGATCAAGTCCTTGTGCAACTTCGTCTACGTATTGTTTTGTTGCGGCGTCGCCAGATGCTGTTGGAGCCGCTACGTTAGCGATTCTTCCGCCCCATACATCTGTGAAGCCTGTGCCTGTAGGTCTTAATTCGATATTTTGATTTGTGCCTGTTGCACGAATAGAAATACCAGATGTTCTACCTTGAATTAAATCTGTCACTAAGTTAGCAGATGTAGTGACGTTACCTGTAACGTCTAGTGAACTTAGTGTACCTAATGATGTTACGTTAGGTTGAGCCGCAGTAGTTAATGTGCCGCCTACTGTAGTAAAAGCACCGTTAGTGGCAGAGATATTACCTGCGCTAGCATTACCTGTTACTGCTAAACTTGTAAGAGTACCTACGCTAGTAATGTTAGGTTGTGCTGAAGTAGTTAGTGTACCTGTTACTGTAGTAAAGTTACCTAAAGCACCTGAAATATTACCGGTAGAAACGTTACCTGAAACTGTTAATGCACCGGTTGATTTGTTAAATGTGAAAGATGAACTTCCACCAAAAGAACCACTGTCATTGAATTGAACTTGTGTATTCGCACCGCCAGCGTTTGCAAAGACGTAGGGGTCGCCGTTTGCATAGTAAATGCTGTCTGTTAAGAGGCCACCAGTAGCAGTGTTACCTGATACTGTTAAACTTGACAGTGTACCTACTGATGTGATATTGGGCTGTGCCGCGGTTGTTACTGTATTAGCAGTAGACGCATGAGTAGCATTTGCTACAGTGCCGGTTACGTTTGCACCAGCAATGTTTGATAGATTTGCACCTGATCCAGCAAAAATATTTGCTGACGCTAGATTACCTAGATTGGCATTTTTACTGATAAGATTACCAGTTGCGGCATCGATAGATGCCAAACCGACTGTTAAGCCGTTCTTAACTACGAAATTTTTTGTCGCCATTGTAATAATTCCCCAATATTATTGACTAAGTTTTAGTTTAATCAGGTACGTATGTAGCCATGAGATTAACGCTTGTATTACTATTATTTGGCGTTGCTCTCAAAACTACGTTGCCTCCTGTCAGTACTGTAGTGAGTGTCACTAAATCACTTCCAGTAGTAGAAAGGCTGCCGTATACTGTTATGATACTATTTATGCCGTCATGTACTAAAAGAGCTTCTACAGCTTGATATCCTGTAGAATCTGAAACTTTGATTGTGTATTTTACTGAACGATATGTAGTCGCATTAAACGTATCAATAGTAGTATTTGCGCTACCTACCGTAACTCCTGTTCTACTGCTATAAAAATCATTTACTGATAACGTAGTTGCTTGAAGATTGTCTGCATTAACGTTACCCCTTGCAGTTAGTGTTTTACCTGTACCGCAAATAACAACGTTGGCTGCAAGACCGATGTTAACATCTGTGATGCCCGAAGTAAAAATACCTGCTGTTTGCGTAACATTACTTACAGTGATCGTTCCTGCTCCAGGTGGAAGACCAAACTGTACTGTACCTGATGATGCAATAAATGCATTAGCTTTAACGTTGCCTGTTGCTACTACTGTACCTGATACATTAACATTTGTGATATTAGCTGTACCAACCAGTGTTAACTGTTGAGAAGCATCGTCATAAGTTAGATTAGCACTACCTCCAAACGTTTCATTATCGTTATATTGAATATAGTTATTAGAGCCGCCTGGGTCTCCTCCAAAGTTTACTGGGGTTCCATTAGCGTAATAAAAATTGTCTGTTTTAACACCTGATGCGGCTACGTTGCCAGAAGAAGTAATATTTGCACCAGAAATATCTCCATCAGCAGAAATCGTAACTACGTTACCGGTGCCTGCCAAGTTAAATGCAACTCCTGCATTGGCTACAACTTGAATATTTGAAGTGCCGTTAGCAATCATTGAAGTATCAACGGCATCAGCACCTTCAACTGTTAATGTACCACCTTCTGCGTTGGTAAGCACTATTGCGCCGTCTTCATTTTCAGTAATTGTTGCATTACCTAAGATAATAGTATTACCAGAAAGATATAAGTTACTCCATCTGTTTGAATTAGAACCTAGACTATAAGTATTACTTGCGCTTGGGATAATATCGCCGGTTAGATTTAAGTTACCGGGTACTGCTAAATTGCCTGATGCGATGTTGAATGTGAAACCTGAGTTGCCCCAAAGTACGCCGTTATTATCAAAATATACTTGCGTAGATTCAGCGTTCTGTGATGTACCTAATTCGATTAATACACCGTCGACTACTAGCTCACCATCAATTTCAATTGGTTGAGAGAAAAGACCTTGAAAGTTTTCATCTACGATAAACGACTCAGTATTGCCAATGTAGTATGGCATGGGAGCCGCTTTATTAGATGCGATTGAACTGAAACTTAGATTGCCGTTTCCGTCTGTTGTTAATGCTTGACCATTAGTTCCGCCAGTAATAGTGATATTACTAACAGCACCTAGATTTGCTAGGTTAGTAACGGTAAGATTGTTAGCAGTTACGTTACCTACATCATCAATAACATTGATAAAGTTTGTACCGACCGTGTACCCACCGATCGAATTAAATGGTCGAATAGCCATTGTTAAATAAACCTATATTGTGTGATCCACTGAGTTGAGTTTCCGCTTGAAGGGGTAACTAATAGTTCAACATTAGACCCATTAATGCCGACTGCTAGTGCTCCGGTCGCACCTACTAAGTAAGCAGAACCATATACTGAATAGTCAACATTACTTCCATCAGTCACTGCCAACACTGTGGCTACGCTAGTGTTTCCACCTGAGGCGTCTCTGCCTTTTACTAAAAATTCTATACCAGATACTCCGGATACTGCAAATGTTGCAATAGCAGTCTGTGAAGTACTTACTGTATTTACTGTTGCCGCTTGAATAGTAGATATCTGGTTAGCACCGATACTTACACCAGTATCGATATTAGCTGTACCACTTACGTCAACAGAAGTTAGTGTTCCTAAACTTGTAATGTTAGGTTGTGCATTAGTGTAAACTGTGCCGGCTACGGCAGAGTTTGCTACTTGACCGGTTACGTTTGCACCTACTACGTTAGAGATGCCGCCACCGTCACCATAGAAAGCACCGGTTGCAACAACAACGTTACCTGTTACTGTTAAGTTGTCTGTAGCAGTATCAAATGTAAAGTTTGCACTCGCACCAAAATCATTATTACTATTGAATTGAACTTGTGTATTTGACCCTGCGGCTTCTTGTAAGTCCCAGGGTTGACCATTTGCGTAATATAAGTTATCTGTTAATAATCCAAGTACTCCAACGTTACCACTAAAGTTACCTGTATTACCTGATAAATCATTATCAATTGTAACAAGATCACCTGAGAATACTACATTACCGCTAAAGTTAGCAGTATTCATGCTAGCATCTAAGTTAATAGTTAATGTATTTGCAATGATATTGCTTGTAGCGTTAACATTTGTTACATTTGCAGTTGGTACTTCTAATAACGTTGTAATGTTTGCATTATTAGCAAAAATGTTTGCATTTGCAGTGATATCATCACTTGCAATAATATTTGCACCAACAGTTAAATTGCCGTCGATGTTTGCAATATTAGAAATACTTAAGTTATTAGCACTTACGTTACCTGTTACAGTTAAACTTGTACCTGATGCCACACCGATATTTGGTGTTGTAAACTGAGCAGAAGTTTTAACTGCAATGTTTCCACCAACAATCGCTGTAGTTACGCCATCTACGTTAGCACTGATTGTTGTACCGCTGATATCGATACCAGCACCTGCTGTATATGACCCTGCAGAACTAAACTGAGTAAATTCAACGTTAGAAGTACCAATGATGATCTCACCGTCTGGTGCGGTTAACACATAAGATTCGCCGGCGCCAGAAGCACCTTCTTCGATAAAGAGATAATCACCTTTACCCATACCGCTTGAAGAAGCAGGTATGTATTTGTTCATGTCTGATGAACGTGTAAGTACCCAAGCCGCTGAAGCGTTACCTGAGTCTGTTACGTCATATACACCATTGTATGCGGCTGTAGATTCTGCGTAAATTAAAACTCTGTCATTATTCGCAACTGTGATGCCGTCAATAACAAGTGCCGCATTAGCACCGCTATTTGTTAATGTAGCACCTACACCCGGATTAGCACGTGAGGGTTCTGCTAAACTTGTTCCGTTTGTTAAACCTGTAACTTCAGCACCAAAGTATCCATCTTTAACTGTGATAGATGTTGCTGAAGGAACACTGAATACCCAATAGCCTTCACCTGCTGTCAATCCATTGAATGAGTTGTCAAATACGATACCATCGTTTTCTGACAAACCATGAGACGCAGTGAATACGATTGTGTTACCACCAGTAATCTGATCTACAGTTGGTGTTGTACCACCTTGAGCATATGTACCACCAATAGCAGAGTTTGCTTCAACTCTTACTGGGCTATGAATTGTTAAACCAGTGCCACCGATTGCGTCAACATATTCTTTAGTTGCCGCATCGTTTGGATTAGTAGGAGTAGCAAGTTCAGTAATTTTCTTACCGGCTACGTCTACTACACCTGTTCCTGTTGGAACTAGATAGATAGATTCATTAGTACCTGCGGCACTAATTGTTATGTTGCCTGTAGGAGCAAGAATAGAATCTGTATATAAATTACCTACAGTTGCTTGTCCTGAAATATTTGCACTAGTTGCATCGATGTTGCCGTTTGCAGTAACAGTGCCGTTTGCTAAGATAGCACCTGACTGAATAGTATTTCCTGTACCATTGACCAGAATGCCAGTACCGGTAACGATTAATACGTTTGCGTTGCCGCCAACTGATGTTGTGACGTTAGCGTCTTGAAATACTCTTACGTTACTTGTGCCGTTTGAGATAGAAGATAAACTTAAGCCAGTGATGTTTGCGGCTGGGATATTTGATAATCCATAACCGTCGCCGTTAAAGATGCCTGCTGTAGAAGTGATATTACCTGCTACATCAATCAATCCTGTTAGATTTAAGTTAGCACCGTCAACATTACCAGAAGTAGTTAAGTTGCCACCTGACACGTTGCCTGTAGCAGAGACTACACCGCTAGTAGTAAAGTTTGCACCTTCGATGTTACCATTAGCAATTAATACTGATGAGATTTGTAATACACCAGTGCCATCAGGAGTAATGATAATATTACCATTAGCTGAAGTGCTGGAGATAGTAGTGTTTGTAAAGTTTAGATCACCAATAAACGTATTGCTAGGTAAGTTAGTTACCCCAACTAGACCGATATAACGATAACCTACGATGTAAAGTACCTTACCAGCAGTTAATGCTGTTGGGATAGTCTCACCGATAAAGTTTAATACACCTGATTGATAATTAAAGTACCACTCACCTACTCCGCCTGAACCGTCAGCAAAGATTTGTGTACCTGTTGCTGTTGGGTCTGCGACACCTGAACTATCTACCCATACTTGAACTTGATATGTGGAACCGAACTCAGTTGGAATCCAATAAGTTAATCCTGTTTTCCATGTTGGGTAGATACCGCTGATAGGTACTGTAGTATTATCTTCTGTACATTCTACTGCACTAGAACCTGTATAAGCCTGCACGATGCCTGCAACTGCACCTGCTGTAACTGGAATCTGATTAGCTTCGGTCCATGCGGTGTCACCGCGATTTAAAAGCGGACTTGGAATAGATTCGTTAGATGGACTTTTATTTTGTTCTGTATCAGTTTTGGTTACACCAAATGCCTGTTTATACAGTAAGTCTACGATTTGATCTTGTTGTATGCTCATGTCTTAATTACTCGCCGCTTGTAGTGATAGTGCTGTCACAGTTTGTCCGGCATCTAGTGCTATTCTTATGTATATCTCGTTAGTTGCAGTACTTGAAGATGATACAGTTCCGAATGTTACTGTAACTGCTTTATTAGTTTGATTAGTATTCAGCGGTGCAGTTCCGCCTAAAGCACAACCATCAGACCCGTTACCACCAGCACCTGTATTTGAACCTGGGACACCTGCGCCTGCGTATGCAATTGACATGTCTAACCAGCCGTTCAATCCTGATGTGCTGTCGATTGTTGATCCGGGTAGTGCTACCCATAAACCTGCAATTGTTCCTGTCCATTTGATATCAAATTTTGATACTGATGTACGAACAATTCTAAATGTAAAGTATTGTGTTCCTGATCTACCTGTTGATAAGTCAGGTCCTACTGGTAGATACCCAGAAGAATAGTCTGTCTCATCGTGTTTTAGAATATCAGCAACAACTGTAGCATCATATGTTTGTAGAGTGCTTGATTGACTGTCGAACAATGACGCTCCTGCTGTAAATGTTGGAGTATCTGTAGAACCAGGGTTGATAATTCTTGATGCTAATCCTGTACCTACACCAAATGAAGATGCGATATAAACGTTTGCTTCTTCGATTCTAGTTGCGCTTGATGTAGTTCCTGTCTTATACAGAACATTAGCTCCAGGAGATAATGCTGTCACACCTGTTGAATAAGAGTTATATGCGTTTACGGAAGGACCTGTTGAACTTGCACCGAACCCTGAAATAATCTGTGATGTAGTTGTAACAGTTGCACTACCTGCACTTACATATAAGTTTTGTGGTAAGGGTAACGTCAATCCTGCATCAGTATAAGTCACTGATGAAGGTGCAGAGAATGCGCCTCCTGCAGTACCAGTAATAAATGTATTACTAGTTGGATACATATTACCTGATAATCTGTTTACATTAAACTGTACATCGAATGCATTAGTATTGTTATAGTGAGGTACCGTTGATGTATATGTATAACTTGGTGATCCGGGTTCTGTAACACTAATTGACGTAAATTGTGGTGTTCCTGGATTGCTTGAGTCATAGTACCATACGGGTGTGTTTGTGTTGCTAGTAGCGGAGTCTGCGATATAGACTTCGTTCCAGCCATCTGCAACAGAACCAGCTAAGTCTGCTGTAAATACTGACCAGAAACCTGCGGCTACGTTTGCATCAATGACTGAGTAATCTACGTTGTTACTGATGATCAAATTGCTATATGTACCATTACCGTCTAAGTTTGCCGTTAGAGTTACATTACCTGCATCAGCTCCGTTCAAGTAAGCAGTGATTGTTCCTGTATCACCGGGGCCAACGTTTGCGATATTGTTAGTTGAATAAGAAGCAGAACGTCTAACTGAAGTTACTGTTGTACCACCTGCTACTGCTTTGTTGGCGCCGGGGGTATTATCTGTTTGAGTAAACCCGTTTGCCATACGATACGATGACAACGAATCGACTGCTAATGTTACACTATTAGGAAAGTTAGGTGGTGCAGGTGGAACTAGTTTACCTAACACTTCGTTTAATTGAGCAATAGAATTAGATACAGATGATGCAGTTGTTAAAGTTAATGCATTACTTACTAAGTTACCTTGTGTGGGTGTTCCCAATGCTATATCGATTGCTCCAGTAGTACTAGGTATAGTAACAATACCTGTTACGTTCAATGTACCGTCTAAGTTAGCTCCTGTAGCAGTTATGTTGGCAATTAAATTACCGTCAACATTTAATTCAATATTTCCGTCTACTGCTGGTATGCTTACGTTTGAAGTACCATTAGAAATTAATGAAGTGTCAATGCCGTCTAAGAATGCACCATTACCTAAATAATAGTTTGTTCCGATATCGACATTGCCACCTACTGTTAATATGTTAGTAGAAGGATCGAATTCTAAATTAGCACTAGCACCAAAAGAACCATCATCATTGTATTGAATTTGATTGTTTGAACCTGCAGGTAATTGCAAGTCCCAAGGCTGTCCGTTTGCGTAATATAGATTATCTGTTAAAACACCGAGCGCCGCAATATTTGCTGTAAATGTAGCACCGTTAGTTGTGATATAACCATTACCTAAAATAATGTTGGCTGGATCTTCGCCTACTGAGAATCCAGCTACTGAATTGAATGGTTTAATTGCCATCTGATGGTCTCCGTACTATAGTTGTATTTATGTTATTTTCATTTATATGCACTGTGATTTCCTTAATCTAAAAATTTATCTATCAATACCTTATACGTGATCTCGTTTGTAGTACTAGGGGACACCCACAACACAATACGTGCTGGATTAAATGCATCTCCTGGTACGTATGTGATATCGAAATCAGCTAAGACACCACCGACATATAAAGTGCTTACTTCGTTATAGCTTAAATTTGTGTCGTAATAGACAGCATCAAATTTAGCATATTGTCTTTTTCCTGTCCCTGCTTCTGTGCCTACAATAACGTAATTTAAAGCAGAAATATCAGCAACCGGTGTACTACACAACTCTACATTAGAAGTAGATGTTGTATTAGCAAAACATACTTCGGTTGTTCTAAATTCAAATGATCCTGAGCCTACAGTAAACGTATTTGCAGATAATTCATTTGCAAACGTTGCTTTATTCGTAGTCTTATTGAAGGTCATGTAAGGTGAGCCACCAAACGATCCAGCATCATTAAACTGAATTTGAGTGTTTGCTCCGCCTGGCGAGCCACCGCCACCTCCGCCACCTTGAACTACCCAAGCTAAGTTTCCGTTACCGTCAGTAGATAATACATAACCATTTAGACCGCCACTGATGTGTAAGTTTGAGACTGTCATACTTACGTTGGGTGAAGATGTGAAATTTACATTAGAGAAAGATGATAAATTTCCAATACTGCTTATTGTAACAGGACCATTAAAGATTGAATTACCTGTTACTGCTAATCCGTCAGCACCGATATTACCGTTTGCTGAAAGATTTTGTGTTTGAATCGTTGTTGCTACATCTAACGCATTTAAGGTACCAACACTTGTAATGTTAGGCTGTGCATTTCCGACAACGTTTCCTGCAAAATTTGCATAGTTTGCAGTTGCACCTGCGGCGATGCCTGCAAACACACCGTTACCGTATAATACATGTTGAGAGTTACCGTCTAAATTTACAGCAGATACGTTACCGATACCTGTGATATTAGCATAGGGTACGTTTGTTAGATTGCCGGCATCTGCTTCGATATAAGTTACAGATAATAAGTTTGTATCTTTATCGTAGAAAAATCCTGCGTCACCGCCAAACAAGCCTGCGTCATTAAACTGCACTTGCATGTTTGAGCCGCCAGGAGAACCATTTCCGCCACCGTTACCTGTTTGAGCAGTCCAAGATAGATTGCCAGCACCGTCAGTTTGTAAGACGTAACCGTTTAAACCCCCATCGATATGAAGATTTTCTACGTCCCCTAAATCAACTGAATCGCCTGATGCCGCAAAATTTCCTACACTGACTGTTTGCGTAGTTGAGTCGAAAGTAAAATTTGCTGATGCGCCAAACGTGCCGTTATTATTAAATTGAACTTCTGTGTTAGTTCCGGCGGGGTCGCTAGTAAAAGGTGCTCCGTTAGCAAAATAATAATAATTTGCATATACACCATTAGCCGTGACGTTACCTGATGGAGATACTACGTTAGTAACTACATTACCATTAGCATCAACTACGTCTACTGCCGGAATACCTACCGAGTATCCAGTAAGTGCATTGAATTTTTCTGCGGCCATTAGGGTTATTCTCTCCGTTATATGATATATTTAGCATATTTGGAAAATAAAAACCACAGAAAAAAGCACTAAGGAGTGCTTTTTTATAAATAAATTTATGTTAACTTCACAGCCTACAAGACCATTATGCAAAAAATGCAAGTTTGCATTAGCTAAACCCAACGGTAAAAGTAAACACGGATTTCAAAAGTGGCACAAGTATTGTGTAGACTGTGCTAAGGCTGTGTATAATAAGAAATTTAAACACTTACAAGAGAAAAAATCTCGTTGTATAGAGTGCGGATTTGTACCACAAGACATGATTCAATTAGACGTTGTATATCGCAATGGGAATGTAAATGACAAGTCTAAAAATAATTTAATGACGTTGTGCGCCAATTGTAGTAGACTGTTCAATAAGAAAATACGCAGAAATAAAAAGCTATTAGATATTCCAGCAGATTCAGATATTACAATTTGATTTCTTCTATTTTATTATACCACAAGTTATAGTATTCTGATAGAAATTCTCTATTATAATTAGGTAAATCCAAAATCTCGTAAAGATCACGAACTGCATCTAGCGTTTCTGTTTCTGACTCATATTTCCTAACATCAAATTCATATATAACATTAGGAAAATTTCTAAGTTCTTCTAAATGTTCTTCGTGATATTTTAATTGTTCATAATAAATCCTAATTTTAGGATCATTTTTTGCACGTTTCTCTACATATGCATGCGGGTGAGTGAATAAAATAATCTTGGCATTTTTCCATATCTTAGTGATATTCCTAACTTCTCTAATATCATGCGATGCTCTGAAAAATTTATATTCGCTGAAGGAGACATCTTTTACTATAGGTTTGTAATGGATGCCTCTCCAAGGATCAGCATACTCTCTTTTATCGAATCCAAAAAAGATATTATCGCTGAGATTTAGATCAGTCCAAAACATCCCTTTCGATATTTTACCCAACTCGGATCGCAGATAATCCATCTTATCTTCTACAGTGAATTCCCCTTCTATTTGTTTTTGAGCTAGGATATCATGTGGGAATAGGGAAAGTTCATTTAATGCTAAACAATTTAGCATGAACTTGCCCCCAGAATAATTATGATACCAGATAATAATGAAGTTTGTAGTGTCTAAATTACAATCTTCGGGTTTTACCCTCATTAAACGCTCACTTTTTATCTAGATCAACTAGTTCTGCCGCTTTTTCTACTGCTTCAGTTTCCCAGTCAACATCATCGGGTGCTGAGTTAAGTTTGTCTTCTACCACTTTATATGTTTCTGCTTCTTCGTCTGATACAACGGGTGGTGCAGTAATAGGCGTGATAGATTCGTCTACTAACTCGGCATCTTTAATCGTACCCACTTCTGATCCAGAATTATTAGGTGTGATTTTAAGAGGTTCTGTAATAGTTTTATTTTCGTCACTCATTTTCTTTTCCTGCCTGTTCTTTTTCCCATTCAACACTATCGTTGAATGATTCCCAGAAGCCTTCGTCTTCTAAGTATTCATCAGTATACTTATCTGCCGAATCATGCCATTTAGGATTCATATAGCCAACTTGAGCATAGTACCCTTTACCGATAGAGTCGCACCAATCGTAATCACAATCGATTTCTACTCCGTCGTACCACACCCGCTCAACAAATTCTCCTAGATTAGTTTCTAAGATAGAGAACGTAAACTTATAAGGATCAAAGTCTTCTTCGGTTTCAATGATCCATTGACCAAAAGCTCCCTTTTCTCCACTATGAAATACTAGAACAGGGACATAGTTATCAACGTCTTCTTGTGTAAGATATTCTGTAGGTTCAGGCATTGAAGTTTCGTTGTATGCTTCACGGCCATACAAACTTGCGTTTGTGAATTCTACTTCGTCTCCTGTCTCGTTACCTTCTTCATCTAATTCGGTAACAAAGAAGTTACTATCAGCATAGTAACCATTAGAATGTTCGATGTCATCGATCTCATACCAAGCAGTATTGCCATCAACAGTCATAGTGGGCAACGATGGATCAACGTCTGCACCGTCATAATCTAAATTGACAACGTGATTGATAAGGTCTCCATCTCCGTCTTCTTCTACTTTAGGCGACCAATATTCGACAAATTCTTTAGAGACTCTTCCGATAGTAACTTCACCGCCGTATCGACCGCCTCGTACTACATACTTTTTCATTAGACACTCCTATAATTTATTAAGATTTATAGTATACACTATGATTGCAGGAGAGTCAAGCGTTTTTGTGTTTTTTTTGCCCGAATTATAAATCAAAGTGATTTATGATTTCTTTAGCAAGTCCATCATGATAGGTAATGTTAGGGTGTATTGAATCCGGAAAAATATGCCTTAATCGTTCCATAATGTTTAAAATTTCTAATTTTAGTTTTAACTCACGTTCTCTAATATCTAAGTCAAAGGCACTTTCTATCCAATCTTCTATTCCCAATGAATGACATGCAGGTACTTTTTGGCCTGCTAATTCTGATTTCCAGTCTTCTTTCACAAAATCTGCCCATTGCCAATCTTCTGGTTTATATAGAGGAGCATGTCCTCCTATTACTGCCCAAGGCACATCTGGACATAATTCTCTAATCGCATCAACATATTTTTTTTGATACTGATATGAAACTTCTAGTATTTCTTCGAATGTAAGAGGTACTCCCTCCCCGTATTTTTCTTTTTTACTAATAGGAATACTTCTATTTTTAGGTATCGGAAGAAACCTAATATTCGGAGGCCATTTAAAATCTATTTCTCTGAGCAGTTCTGTAAATAAAAAAACTATTAATTTTATTTTTGGGAGTGTGTTTGGTCTATATTTTAAATATAATAAAGAAGATGCTAGCGTATCAGAATTTGCCGCGCCCCACCATGATTTATTGACAACTTCATATCCTTTTAATTGAAAGTTTATATCTAAATTATACAAATCTTCAGATGGATCAAGAGTGTTTACCGGGTTACCTGAGGATGGCATAGAATGACCAGTTGCGGCCCAGCTATCTCCTATGATTAAAATAGTTTCGCTCATTTCAATATTTAGCTATGGCAAAAAAAGGGAGAGTCTTTCGACTCTCCCATACTTTGTAATAAGTTGTGATTATTAAATAATCGGCTTATTGGAAAGTTAAGTTTTGAACTGCGATCTCACCAACATAGTCAGCCGCGTTACCGAACGATGACGCAGTGTTTGTTAATTCGATGTACCCGTAACGAGTCATAAAGCTCACTACTGGTTCGAATGTTGATGGATCTAGTACAACGCCACTGCTCATTAACGGAATGTATGGGCAGTAGAAAGCGGCTGCGTCAGTTTCAGAAGAACCCTTATAACCAACTAACACTGCTTGAGTGTCAGGGGCATATGAGTCAACGAATACACGCATAGAACCATTCAATGTACCAACGAACTTGGTGTTAGTTGGAGCTTCGAATGTACCTTCTGTTGTACGAGCAAACGCAGAAGTTGTAGCTGACTGAAGAACTGTAAGAGCGGCTGAAGAAACAACTGCCCAGTTACCAGCACCACGTCTTGTGCGCTGTGCGATCAAGTTAGCAACACGGTTGATAAGAACTGCTAATGCGGCATGTTCGTCACCAACGTAAGTAGCTGTACCTGATACAGTAGCTTGGTTGTATGTAAACTCTGTAGCGGCTAAAGTACGTAGAGATAGTAAAATCTCCTGATCAATTTCAGCAGTGATTTCTTGAGCAAGAGCAGCCATAATTTCTGCTTCTACGTCAATACCGTGCTGAGACTGTGCGTCTTGAGCGGCTTCAAATGTCCAACGTGCTTGTAACTTACGTGATTTAGCTTCAACAGCCTGACGTAAGATTTGTACGCTGATTTGCTTACCACCGTTACCTTCTAAAGTTGCTGTATCAGCACCAGTATAAGAGTTAGCAGTTCCAGTTGCTTGGGCTGTACGTGAGTACGCCTGTGCAATCTTGAATGGTGATAACGCTTCTTCACCAGCTGTTACAGATGTAGCGGCTGCTGAGTTGTCAGTCAATGACTGAGCGTAACGAACACGTAATGTGTGGATCTGTCCAACAGGTCCTGTCATGGGCTGAACACCAACTAATTCGTTAGCGATAACAGTTGGCATAACACGACGGATTACTGGAAGAATCACACGGTTAAGAGTTGCGATGTTACCAGCAGATGTTGAACCTGCGGTAGCGTTTTCACTTAATAGTGATTTACGGGTGTTCTCTAACACAACACCCATTGTTGAGCGGCGAGTGCCTTTTAAGCCTTCTAACAGGGCCTCTTTGGTCTCGTCCCAACGGCTTTCTAAGAGTACTTTTGACATTTTAATTATCTCCTAATCTATGTCTATTTAATTAAGCCCTGCCAGACGCTTGAGGTCGATTACGTTTGAGTTACCTTCGCTCTCAACTTCTTTGGCTTGCGTGGCAGATTTATTACCATCTACAACTGAAACACTTTCTGTTAAAGGAGCTTTCGCTTTCTTTTCACTTCCAGTATTCAATACTGCTGGTAAATACTTGTCGAAAGCGGACTTCAATTTTGGTGTCTGTACGCTTTCAAGTAAACTTCTCATTACCTGAGCCTTCTCTTTGTTTAAAGGTGCAAGAATTTCTTCCATTGCCTTTTCACGACTGATTGACTCTTTAATAATTTGAACTTCACGATCCTTGTTCTCTAAGACTTTTCTTGCTTCTGCAAGTTGAGCCTTAGACTTAGCTAGTTCTTGTTCTTTTGATTCTAAAGTCTTAACAATGTTACGTGTTTCGGCTTTATCATTTAAATAAGTTGTTGAGAATTCTGATGCGAATGTCTCAAAAATCTTACGACCAAAAGTATTTTCTCTAGCAATTTGAATGTCTTCTTTTAATTGTGATAATTCACCTTTAAGATGAGACGATACTGCGTGTGATACTTTCTTGGCGCTCTCTGCAACAAACTTTGCTTTGAGTGCTTGTAATTTCTCACGACCTTCAGCTACTAACTTGACACGTTGTTCAACCACTGCTTGCTTGTCCTGAGCAAATTCTTTAATCTCTTTGGCCAATGCTTGCACGATAAACTTCTGTAGCTTATCTTGGTTTTCAAGTTGAATCTTACGATCAGCACGTAGTTCTTTGATTTCTTCGGCTAGTTTAGTAACCATGAACTCATTGAACTTTGATGCTTGCTCGGAAAGTTTCATCTTTGCTTTTACGCGGTCTTCGTTAATTGCTTTTTTCTCCTCGTGAAATTCTTTAATTTCTTCACTTAGAGATTCAGTAATCATCTTATCAAGGGCTTCAACCATCACACTTCTATCATGTTCGTATCGTTGTGCATACTCTTGACGGAGTTCTCCACGAACTTGATCTCTGGCTTCATTAAGTTTAGATTTCCAGACGGTTTCAATATCGCCTGCAACGTCTTCGTTAATGAGACCTGAATCGATTAATGGTTTGATAGCATCTAACATGCTGATATCCCCTCTGATTTTAGTCTATCTTTAAGTCTCTGATTAGACGCATTACTTCGTCTTTCAGATACCGTTCTACTTGCTTGTTGCCCCTAGCTTCTCTTGCTACTTCTAACACTTTATGACCATGCTTCATGTTCATGAGCCCTTCATAAATTGCTTTCGGATATGCATTTGGTGCGCTAGGTTGAGCAACAATGTCAACTGTGATTATTTCAAAATCACTTACCTTACCGTCTAAGTCGTTTACATTACCTGATCCACGACTTGAAACGCCAAGTTTCACCCCTGATTCCAACATAGTCTGAACTAACTGACCCATTGGAGTTGGTAAAATCTTTAACTTTCCTAGACCGTTAGGGCCATCCATCCACATCTTAGTAATCATGTGTGATACACGATCTAAGTTGATTTTTAAATCGTCTGGGTGGTCTACTTCGCCTAGGACTGAATGTCCTTCTTTGATTTGAGAATTGAGAGTCTCAACGGCATTCTCAATTTCATTGACGGGGTAGACACGCTCATTGGCGTTTCTTACCCCACCCTGAATAAAGATACCCTGCATATAGAGGGTTTTTAAATCACTATTACCCTCTTTTACAGATTCGACCACCATTTCTGCTCGGTCGAATGTCAAGTGCTCCTTAAGATACAAAGCCATCTGTATCAGTTCCTTAATCTATAACAGATTTGTTATTAACGCCTGAAGCCTGTGCTGTTACGGGCTTTGGAGCGTTGTCTAGTTTTACGTTCTTTTTACCAGGTACGTTCTGGAAGCTAGATGCACCATCTACGTCTTTTGCTTTAGGTGCGGGACGGCCTTTCTCATCGCCTTTAGCGAAATCGACGGGCTTGCTGTCCATGCCAGCTTTACCTGAGTTTGCGTCTACTGGGCTTTTTGTATCAGCGCCGTTGTCTCCACCGTGTGGATACTGAAGGCCTACTTTCTGTAGAGCAACTGCTTCTGCAACAACTTCTTCGTCTGCATCAACATCAATGTCTACTTCCTCACCTTCGTCGCCTTCGATGTCTTTTAGATCAGCGTCCATTTCATCGTCACGACCTTCTAGGTCATCGGCTTTGCCCATTAATTCTTCAAACTCGGCCATTAATTCGTCAAGTTTGTCTTCGATGCGAATAACTGCATCTTCAACTTCTTCTGAGGATGAACTTTCTTCTTCGTCACCTTCAATGTCGAAAACTTCTTCAGAATCAACCTCGATTTCTTCTTCGTCTTCACCTTCAGCAACACCCTCTTCTTCAGCATTGATCTCATCAAGTAGATCACCTACTTGACCGCCCATGCCTTCTTCAAGGTCATCGTCCATTTCCATCATTTCTTCTTGCATGATGTTTTCGTAGATTTCTTTAGATTTCTCTACTACAATATCATGAAAGAGTTCTTTTGCTTGTTCCTCATTTTCATTGATAATGAGGTCAATAAGTTGTTCAAATTTCTTGTTGTCCATTATAATGTCTCCTGATTAAGAATGGCTTTGTATAGTTATTTAGTGCGTAGTCAACAAAACTACGTTTTAAGTGCTACTTTTTTGCGTTTTTGGTAGATTTTAGGTGAATTGTAGGTCCAACCAAGAAATTTGGTTGAAAATTGATATAATATTAGATGCTTGGAGCGCCTTCAGCCTCAGGTTTTGCACCGTATTGTTTTCTCACTTTGGTTAGATGTTTAGCTTTTTCGTAGTTTCTTACGTCTAGCATTTTACGTAATTTACGTATTTGATTTAAAGTAAGTTTAGTTTTTCTAGAGGTTCTCCATACAGGTTTGCTGTTGTCTTTGTCAACATCTTGAAAACCCGGAACTGGTGCATCAAACATCTCAAATAATTTCATAGTAGTATTTAGTCAAACAAGTTTTTTTCTAGCAAGAAAGGCTTTAAAATATCGTCAAAGTACTTCTTGTGCCCTTCTGCATTTGGATGTACATCTGCTTCTGATAGAGTCAACCCCATCGGTGCAACATATTCGTGTATAGCAGGAAAGACTCTTGTATCATGATCTATCTGTCTGTAAAGGTAGTTGATAATAGGATGATCTTTAAAACTGTCTATGTCTGCATATGTGTGTTTCATATAGTACTGCTGGTAAAAAGTAATACCGTGTAATTTACACAAGTTTTGTAACATGATCATGTTTTCTAGCGAGAGATGTAACGAGTGAATGTTATGTTTGTCGTAATCTCTATCAGTGACAGGTTCAGTAAGCATCACATAGTCATTGATAAATTTAGGTTCTCTATGATGCCAAGCTGAGTGATACCAGCCCCCGTCAGGATTATACTGTACGAAATAATGACCGTGTTTATTATTGTATTCGATTACATCAATCCCATCTTTATTATTCTCAAGATTACAGAATTGTATGTCCCAATCATCTCCGCCTGAGTGACCCCAATGATTTTTGATCTCGTTGATGTAGTCTTTGTTTGTTATGTACCAAGTTTTACGATCATTGCCGCTCCAAGATACTACTACTGCTATTTCTTCTGGTTTTACCCCTCTTTCGAAAGCATCCATAATAGCATGTGTTGATTTTTTTTGAATCAGTTCTTGACCTTGATGACCCATGCCTCTATGATCGAAAGTAACTTCAGGATCGATTGTCTTTACATAATGTTCTAATAGATGAGGCCAAGTCCAGTCAGTAAGCGGGTCAGCAAAACTGCAACCGGATGTGATAATATGTTTTATTTTCATTAAACACCCGGAGCTGGAGGAGTAACACCGGCTGCGGGTGCGGCTGAGCCTGCATCTACTACAGGTCCTGCAACGTCAGGGCCTAAGTCTCCGGCATTTTCAGCTTCTTCACCTGCTTCGATTTCTTCGCTGGTATCAATGTCAGCATCAAAGTCGCCAGTAGATACACCTACGTTTCTTAAATCAGAACCTTGAGGATCAGAATCAGTTGCTTCTGTATTTTCTTCTTCCCAAAGTTCTTCGTTACGTTGAATTTCTTCTTCGCTCAAGCCTAAGAAACGTTCCATAGCAAATCGTTTACTGATGTAAGGGAATGCTTCCATTGACGAGAATGTTGATACTCTTGCAGTATCAAGTTCGCTTTGACGATAAGCGGCAAAGTTTTGAGGTGGATTAAATGTCAACTGGAACAATCCAGTATCAATGTTGAATCCTCTCCAACGCAAGAATAGTTTAAATTCTTCGTCTAGTTTTTGACAGATATAGTTCTGTAGTCTTTCGCAATACTGGTTAAATCTAAATTCTTGAATCATTGCAGTACCAACACGACCGTCATTAAGAGGGGTAGTGTTGTCATCAGGGCCAGTAGGCAAGTATGAACTTGGTACACGTAGACCACGTGCTAGTCTGTTATTGAAGTATTTCAAGTCATCGATCTCACCCAAGTTTTGTCCACCGGGTAATACTTCAACTGAAGAACCTCTACCTTCTGCTGTTACAGGGAAGAAGTAATCTTCGTTCATTGATAAAGGGTTATATGTAGCATCAACTACTGATGCGCCACCATGAACGCTTGGAATACGTCTTTGGTGAATCTCGTTCTTGATTCTATCTACAAACGCCATTGCTAAGTGACTTGGCATGTTACCAACGTCAATCTTAAACATTCTACGCTCTGGCGCACGTTGTACACGATAGATAAGAACAGCGTCTTCTAATAATTCTTTCTGCTTATAAACTTTAAAGATGTTTTCTAAGATCGATTGTCCAAAAGGCCAGAAACGATCTAAGCCTTCAGTCAATGACAAATGTACTACGTGTTTTGCATCAATAGCAGACTCAGCTTGTCCTAAAGTAAATCTACTACCCGAAGTATTAAACGGCATCGATGGTACTGTGTAGCCACCTCCGCCGGCTCCCCCTCCTCCACCTGTACCACCTAACCCTGTAGTTGGGTTAGCGGCAAAGTCAGTGTTGTTCTTTTGTGCAACTGTTAAGTTTTGTAAGTTAACGTTAATATCTTTGATAACGTATTGATCAGGTAGCTTACCTTCACTTTCATTAACGATCACTTTGATAACTTTAACCATATCAATCCAGTACAGTTTAAAGTTTTCTGGATCACGTACAAATACTTGATCTCCGTACTTGATAGTATTACGGAAAATCTTGAACATTCTAGTGTCAAATTCGTTTAACTTACACCATTGCTGTAACTGCTTCATCAACAGTTCGATCTCATTTGGTGTTGGGTCTTCTTTAAATTCGATTGAAAAAGGTGTCTTATTGTGTTCGTTCTTTTGTGTAGAGAATTCAGCGATGATATCTAAACATGCATTGATCTCTGCATCAACGTCCATCATCTCATATTGATTGTAACGTTCGATTCTGTTAGGGTGACCTGTGTAGACTTCAGGAAGTCTACTCATGTAGTTTTTATAACCAAAATCTGTGTTTACGTAAGGGGTTTCGCTGGGGCCAACGCCATTCCAAGATCCGGAATTACTATTGATTCCCGAGATAGGACTAGACTGTCCGCTCTTGTTTGTAAACTTCTTTGTATATGGCATCGGTTTTCTCTTAATTAAATATATTTAGTTACACTTTACTGTACTGTAACATTTTGCCTTGGATATCGTTGTTATCGTCTAGTTTGGAGACCATCTGAGTTAAATGTTTCTCTAACACACCAACCATTGCTCCGTTTTGTCCGTCTAGTTTATCTATCATCGTATCCAATTTAGTAGATATCATAGCGTAAATTTCATCGTCTCCCATAGGAGCTTTTTCTTCAACTTCTTCTTCTACTGTTTCAGGTTTACCTAGCTTTTCAATAAGAGAACCTATATCAGCCAAACCTATACCAGATAAATCTTGCGCTGTCACGGTCATCATGTCAGTAAGTCTAGACAGTGGATCTAGATTAACTTCACTATCTTGTTTGCTAAAAGATTCACTTGTTTTTGTAAAAATATCTGTTATACCAGAAGTTAACGATCCTATATCAAAGTTTTTTGTCAAATTACTAGTAAAATCAGCAAAACCGCCTGTTAACGATTCTATATCAACATTTTTCGTCAAAGTGCTAGTCATATCAGTAAGAGCGCCTGTTAACGAACTAATATCAAGCGATTTTCCAATGTCTAAAGATTCACTAGATTTTGAAAAATCTTTTGACAGTGCTAATCCAGATAGGTCAAATTCTCCACTAGATATTTTACCTAATTTAGCTAAAACACTATCTTTTTCAAGTGGTATTTTTCCTAATTTTGCTAAAGCACTATCTGTATCGGATGGTACGATCATCTCGTTTCCGTGTAGAGTAGCTGGGTAACCTGATTCAGGACCCATAGTAAGTCCACCGTCTCTTGCAGTTACTTTAGAATTTCTAACCATGTTAACAATTTTAGGTGCTCTACGACCAACTTGAGTATACCACAAACTGTCTTCTAATCCTCTAGCGGCACCTTCAGTATCACCAGCACCTAATTTTCTGCTAGTATTAGGGAATTTTCTAGGCCATCCTCCGCCCATGTTGAACGTGAGGTCAATAAGTGCTCCTTTACCCATTGAATCAAATTTGTTGAATCCAGGAACATTAGATTGTGCTTCTTTTTTATGTTTTTCATAATCTTTGTCGAATAAAGCATTTACTTCAGACATACTGAATTCACGATTCCACGCAGACGGTAGTGATTTACCGTCACCAATCAAGTGTCCTACACCAACTGTCCATAATCCTAAACTGTCTTTATACGGTCTTGTACGAACTCCTTCGTGTTCTTTGATCATGTCTTTAATGTCTTGTTCTGACATCTGACCGCCCGCACCGGACGATCTCTTATTACTTCCTATCCATGAAGAGGGGTCGCCGGCTGAGCCACCGCTGTCACGGCCGGCACTAGCACCTGAATCACTGCCGCCGCTTGCTCCTCCTCCTCCACCTGTGCCTCGACTAGCTCTGCTAC